AAGTCTTTCTGTAATAATCAAATGTCTTATAATCGTTCTCATGATTCCTGCATCCATGAATTACCGATGCATGGTTCTTGCCAAATGCTCTACCAATTTTTGTACACCCCCAATGATTTTCTAATAGGAATGCATAAACCATATTTCTAGCACCTACAATAAACCTTTGTCTATTTGTACTCATTATATTTTTAGAGTTCGTCTTGTTCAGCTTTGCAGCTTGTTCGATTAAGTATTCAAATTTATCTTCTTTAAACATTATAGTAGCTTTATTAATTTGATTAAACTTATTTTAGAATCGTTGCTAATCTGCACCAACTGATTAAATGTAATCTTTCGCTCATCTTTTAGCAAAACATTCAATGTAGGTTGTGATAGATTTAAAGCAGTACCGATTGTTGCTTTTGTCTTGTAGGTATTCAATAACACCTCTTGTAGATTTGTGGTTGGATTCCAACCTCTTCCTGTTTCGTTTTTCATGTCTATTTTCTTTTAAAGTCATCAGCTTCATCTTCTCCGAAATGACCAAGCTCATAAAAGCCTGTTAGCTTTAGAACTGCTCTACTCATTGCACGCTTCTCAGCCATTGCAACAGGATAAGCATTTGATGTGTTGTTTGGAGCTGATTCGCCAAATGTTTGAATTACCTTATCGCCACTCTTTGCAGTTGCCTTAATGATAATACATTTGTTATCTCCTGAGTTGTGCAGTAGTTGGTAATCAATCTCAATGTTGTTGTTTGCCTGTATTTTATCTATTCCAGATCTTGAGATAATTGTATAGAATTTATGCTTGAATACATCGTCAGAAGTCAATCCGTTTTTCTTGTACAATTCGTTTAGTTTGTCTTTGTTCATCTTATTGTTGTTTACTTGGTTTGTCTAAATGTTCCCACTCTTTAATTGTTTCGTTCAATGGACTTCTTTTGCCATCGCTCCACTCTTTAGATAAGTAGTATTGTCTTTCCTCATCTAAACTTAACTCTATTGCATTCATAGCTGCAAAATCAATTTGCTGCTCTCTGCTTCCTAAGAAAAATTCTTTTAACTTTCCCATCTTATTTTGTTTTTAAAACTTCAATTTCCACTTCTAAAGCTACCTTTACTTTAGCAAGATTTACATTTGCTTTAAAATATAAAGCCTCGTCAATAATAAACTTAGATAGTTTGTTGTGTTCAATCAATGCTTGCTCTAAATAGTCAAGTCTTACTCTTTCGTCTGCTGATAAATTTGTCATGTTGTTTTGTTTTTGTTTTGTCAAATATATAAAAAATTTTATAAACTCCTACTACCTAGTTTTTGGCAAGGTGCATGTCTAAGCTGCATGTCAACTTCTGGTACACCTGTGTAATCATCTGCCCAAACTGATTCAGGTTCATACCATGCACCAACTTTGTGCAGTTGCATCTTCAACTCATAAACTAAATCGCCATTGCCTTGCTCGTTTTCTAACTCCTTAATGCGAGCTTTCATGTTTTTGAGTAGGTTGTCAGCAAGTTCTTGCTTCATAACATACTGCTTAACTACTTGTGTGATATGACCGACAGGATATTCTCCTCCTGTGTAAACTGTGGTCTTGTCTGATGTATCAACTTGTACTTTCATTGTTTTGTCTTTAAGGTTAAAGGAGCATTACGCTCCTATTTTGTAGTAATATTTAGTATTTTCATCTAAAAATGAAATTGTTATTACTAATTGTTCCCAAAAAAATAATTTGTTTGTGTAATCTAATTTCATAATCTTGTTTTTTAGTTGTTTTGTTTCTACAAATATATAATATATTTTAAGAATACCAACTATAATATTAAAATAATTTGCAAAAAAAAAAGACCTACATCTCTGTAAGCCTTAATTTCAGGGGAATTGTGTAGTTAAAAAAAATGTGTTAGCCTTGCGACTTGTCCTCTATCGAACTCATGTACGAATGCTTCGACTGCTTTTGGAGAGCCTGTGAACCCTTTTCTTGAATGCCATGAATCGGCAGAGCTTGGACTTCTTAAATATTCGACAGTTACTCCTATGAAATCTTTTGAATCTCTCCATTTATGTTTTACTTTGTGGTGTAGATGGTGTAAATACCAATATCTATATTTAGTTTCTGCCCAAAGCTCTGATCTTTCTTGTGCCATCAACAATGGTAAATTATCCATTTTAGCACCATCGCCATGCTCTAAGCCTATTAAATTACTTCCGTACTTATAATACTTCCGATGTGCAACTCCTGCATCAACTGAAACATCCTCTGTGTTCCTGAACCAAGCCTTTAAAGCATGTGCCAAATGGAATCCACTTTGATAGTCATGGTTGCTCATTGAGTGTACGCAGTCAACAGGTGCAACTTCTCTCAGCATCTCTACGCATTTAACATAGAGCTGCAAAGCTATCTCGTAATGTTCCCACCACTTACCATCGCAGTCTTGTGGTGTTCCTTTTGTTGTAGTGTTATATACATTATCTACATGCAGTATATCGTTTCCTATGCAAAACAATACTCTATCTATTTGAAAGCCTTTTGATTTTTGTATCAAACCTTGCACTCCCTCAATAACTCTAGATACTGCAATAGGAATATTGTAATCTTCTCCTGTTTCCTCTGCGTTTGCGTATTTGCCTATGTGAATATCAGCAGGATTGATGACTAATAAATGCCGACCTGCTTTGTGTTTGATTTTTGGATAGGTTGGTGCATGGTTTTCGATAAATGTATTGAGCCTGCTAAATATGCCCTCTTCATCTATGCCAGAATCTTCCTTTGTAACGACTGAGAACCTAAGCTCTCCACCCATGTTTTGCCAATGCTTGACTGAAACAACGTCTTTTTTGTCAATACCTCGCTCCTGTAAATGTAAATCAAGAGCAGAATTGTCGTTGATGTTTTCTAGGGTGTTTGCTCTGTGCTTTTTAATTAGTTCAATCTCAGCAGGCTTTAGCCTAATTCGATTCCAACCATCTTTTTTCTTTGTCATGCTTTAGAGAATACAGTGAAACATAATGGCAAGATAGCAATAAAACTTAATATAACGTTAAGTTGTGTTAAACCATTTGCTGCCATGTCTGAAACTGCTGCCGTAACTAGCACTCCACTCACTGAACGCTTTGCACTCCACTTCTTTTGACGTTGTCCCTCTTGAAAGACTTCGCTAATCTTTCCGACTGCTTTCGCTATTGCTCTCATCTTTATAAAGCCATTTTAAATAAAAAAATAAACAAACAGGTATTGATAATATCAAAGTTGTAGTTAGTGAACTCATTTAATCTTATCGTATATAAACAAGTTAATGATAGTATCTAATCTTCCAAATACTGCGTTATCTTTTTCCGTTGGTGTAAGGTTAACAACAACCTTAATAAAAGCCAACAAACCGATTGTAAGCTCTCCCCAATTTTGTGCAATAAAATCAATCATAATAAAAGTCTAAACAAATGAAACAAAAAGGTAAATATAAATAATGAGCAATCCCATCATCGTAACGCTTGGTGTAAACTCCCAAGAGTATTCCTGTGTAAAATCCTAAAGATAATTCCCAACTCATTAGTACAACCACATTACTTGCTGAGGCGACTCTGCATCGTCATCAGCATGAATAAAAGATTTAGCTATTCCAATGCGAGTAAATCCTGCTTCAAGCAAGCCTCTTACTATTTGCATTCTCTGATATGAACTCATGCAGGAAATATCAAATGCAGTTCCTCTTAAATGTGCTGAGTTTGGCTTTCCTCCAACTTCCATATTATGTGATTTGCTTCTCCAAGAGCTTGTTATTGTAAATGGTACATCTGCAAACTCTCTTGCCAGATCTAAACGCTCCAAAGACTTCTTATTAATCTTATCAAAGCAATTCTTTCCATCACAGGTAAACTCTTCCTTTATAAAAAATCTAGGATTCATCTCTTGTTAATTTCTTAATGTTATACAACAATGCACTTACAAGCACTAAGATAGTTAAAACTTGCTCAACTCCAATAAATGTAACACCTAAAGCTCCAAAGTTAATTCCATTAAATATGACTGTATCAATCTTTTCGTTCATTGACTTTAATTTTAGCTAAATATGTCTTTAGCTTCTTGATATTCTTTTTCTTTGGCCTGTACCCCATTAATCTATTTTGATGCCCGGATTGTATGCGTTACTTATCGGATCAATATCTGCATTTGAGTTTGAAGAATACTCAGGGAAAGAGCTTGTCTTATAAATCAAATAGTCTATAATTCTTTGCCCATAAAACTCTGCTGAATCCATTTGCTTTCTAATCAACCAATCAACATCATTCTTAGTTGCAGCAGTTCCGTTTTCGCTATTTTTTTGAGTAATCGAACCATTTGCAATCTTGTAAGAAATAAATGGCAATGCTTCTACAATAGCATAATGCACTAAAGCATCTTGTATGTAGTCATCAACTAAAACCTTATATTCTCCTGTCAAAGATGCACCATCAACTCCTGCTATATCATTCTCCAACTTCTCATATAACTTTGTCCCTAAGATAGCTTGTAAATGCTTGTCTTGTGAAATCTTAACGAATGGAAGTAGATACTCCGTATCGATGTTATAATTTAGAGCAGTTGAAGTTTTCAACCTGTCCTGTGATATGAATAAAACTGTTGCCATTATTTAATTTTTTAAACTTCCTCTATTCGGTGTTGTTATCGGTGCAACTGCTTCCGTTCCTTTTTGCTTAACATAAGGATTGTTACCAACTCGCTTCTCATTGTCAAGACCTTTGTTCGGTAAGAACTTTCCTTTTACTTGCTTTCTAAAGTAGATTCGTCTCATCCAACCATGATAGCAGTAAACGCCCCCCTTCCAAGTAAACAAATCGTACGTGCTAGAGCCTTTAGGTGCAAACTGCCCATTTACTCCATCTCTACCCATTTTTTTAATATCCTCGTATCTGAACTCAATACCAGAATTAGCCATCATTATCATTTCAGTACAAAATGGTCTGCTTGGATTCTTAGCTTGTTTAGTTGTAGTCTTTGCGTATGCATAACGAACTTTATACAAACCCTTATCGCCCCATTTAGACTTTTCTCCTGCCTTTGCATCCGAATCATTTGGTTGTCTATCAAAACCCTCAAACTCTTTGTGAAAATCAGGATTTGTTGTGTCGACTAACTCTTCACTCATCAACTCGTATTCATCCTCATCGTTTACCTCTCCGTAAATCTTAAGCTCATCAAGTAATGTTTCAGATTTAGCATCGTCAAGAAATGGTCTATCGTCATGCTTACAAGCACTCATTTTAACACCTGTTTCCTTTTCTCTTGTTTCCTCGTCTAAGTCTGCAATATCATCAGCAAATTCAATCGGTTGTAATGTCTTAAAGTAAACATCTAAGTGAATACCATTAACTGCAAGCACCTCATCTATTGCAGCTATAATAATATTTTGCTTTGGTTTTATAACTGTGTTGTCAAATAACTGAGATGCAACTTTAATCTCCTCTGCATTGTTACCTAGACCTGTTTTATCTTTAATACCAAACAACATTGGAGATGTAACTCTATGCCCTACTAAAATTTTCTTTGTACATTCCTCAGATAAGAACTTGTATTGCTCTGCTGCTTCTGAAATAGGTATTTGGTCAATTGTTGTAGCTTGTTGTTGGTTATCATTAAATGATAAAACAAACTTTTTACCACTTGTGCTTGTAAACTTCTGCGTTATCTTTCTCTCAATAGCATCTTGTTCCTCTTTTGTAGGTGTACCATTGTTAAAGTTTACCATCATGCTTGGAGCAAAACCTTGCTGAATGTTTGTTAAGTGATAGTTTCCTATTTCCTCATCTATTTCAGACCATTGTAAAGAACCTTGATAGTCAACAGGAGAGAAATAAAAGAAGCCCGGAGAGTATGGATGTATTACAAGCACTTGAGATTCGCTTGCTTGACGCTTTCCGTTAAATGCATCTATTCTTATTGGCTTAAACTTGTCTTTTCTAAACTGCGACCAATCGTCTGAGTAATAATATGCTTGTATCTTTCCATCAACTGCCTTTTCTGGTCTTAAGTTCTGTATTGGAATGTGCTTTGCTTTCTTAATTTCAGTCTTGCCCTTGTTCCAAACTACATTAAACGCAGATTGACCTAACAACTTCAAATCCAAAGACACTTTTCGTATATCTTCATCTCTAAAAATTAGCTTCATTTTAGCATAGTCTAATGGTCTTTTGCTTGCATCCGTTGCATCAAGACCTTGACCATAAATCATCTCTCCTATACCTGTAATAATAGCATTGTTAACTGCACTACCATTAAACCTATCTATAAGGAATTGATAGTAGTTGTTATCTCGCCCATATTCTACCCACTCCCTTGCAGGGTTCTCCTCAATCTTTGGAGTAGTATAGGAAGCCATTTGTACTAAATTTATCATGCTGCTTATTCTTCTGTGTTATAGTAAACGTAATTCCTTGCAGTTGGGTTTGCATACTCAGTAAATGTAACTTCACTATCTGCGTCTATTATCATTGTACCCTCCCATCGTAAACCCAATACAACGGCATCTGTTGGACTTGTATTTGAGTTGTTTGTTTGCTCATATACAACAACATTGTAAAATGAGTTTGTCTTTAATGCATCAAATGGAGCTGCGTTTGTTGGTACATCAAATCTTATTGCTCTTTGGGATCTGGCAACAGGAGAAAATGCTCCGTATGTTGCAACTCTTGTTTGGTCATCTATTACACCAATCAAAAAGTAATTACCCTCTGCATCTACACATTGATTGTAAATGTTCAAAGACAATTTATTTACCGCAACACTTTGTAACCAATGCTCCATTTACTTTTTCTTTTTTACTTTGAAAGATTTGTGAACCTCACAACCTCTTTTTTTAGCATACCAATTAGCAAACTGCTCTGCATCTTTGTGCATGTCAAAATACTTTGTAATAGCAATAAAGTCTCCATCTACATGTGTAATTTTGTAAACAGTTTTACTCTTAACTTTAAGTTTATCAAAGTATATCATATTATTGAATCGTCTGAATTATCTCGAATAAATTTAGCTGCTTCCGTTCTTGTCATTAAGCAGTTATTTGGATATTTCTTATCCTTACCTAAATCGAGCAACGCTGAAAGCTCACCACCTACCCAACTTGCTTCGAGTTGTATAATATGATATTTAGCCTTGCCAATTTTAACAATAGGGTTAGAACCAAACTTTCTTTTGTTATACTCTCCAAGCTCTTTAAACGTTGGTTTAATGATACCATTTTGAATACCCTCTTCGTCATATTGTGGTATTCCGTAGGTTTTCATTAACTCTTCTGGAATCAATCCTTTAAAAGTCTTTGTATCAAGAGATAAATAAACGTTTCCTCTCATAATTAATTTGTATGTGCAGATAAACCTG